GGACGACCGCTGGTGCCATGCGCCAGTGGACACGTCGTAGGCCCACGTCTCGTCCGCTTCAGGGAAGGAGATGACGTAGAAGGCGTGGCCGTCCTGCTGGTAGGTGTAGGCCACCGCGTCGGACATATTGGTGTAGTTCTGGATGCGCCATTCGATAGCGTGCGTCGAAACGCGCTGCCCGGTATAGCCGGCCGCCTTGTAGATGATGCCCTGCCCGCGCGCGTCGGCGCCCAGCCAGAACACGGAGTTGTCCAGCTTGGCGATGGAATGCGGCGCGACGCAGCCGATTTCGTTGAACGCGCCTTGGATCGGCGCCAGCGGGAAGTCCACGTTGCCGGCGTCGTACCAAACTTCGGTGCTGTCCGTGCCGAATACCCAGCATTCGCGGTGATCGACGAACACCGCCACCACGCCGTCGGGCGAACCTTCGGCGCTGGCAAATTCCAGCGGGTCCACCTGAAAGCCGTCGTATAGCTGCGTGACCCAAATCTTCTGGCTGCTGGGTTCGTTGAACACGAAGTAGCCGTCCAGATACGCGACGGCCACCGCACCGGGAAAGTCCGGGTCGGTGATCTGCGAAAAGGTGTCGGTCGCCTCGTCGTAGATGAATGCGTCAGGATTGCAGGCGAAGAAAATCTGCGTGCCGTTGTCCGCGATGGACACCGGGCCGGTGCCGGTCACGTCGCCCAACTTGATCGGCGTGCCGGTCAGGCTGGACATCTTGTAGACTTCAGTGCCTGAGACGACGTAGAAATCTTCGCCGCGGGTCTGGTGCGCCCACAGGCCGCGGATCGGGCCGTCTCCGATAGTCTTCTGCAACTTCAGGCCGGGGCATCGCTGAAGGAAGGCCGGTTCGATACCGCCTTCCGGCACGACTTCAGGGAACAGGTTGACCATGCGGCTGTCGGCGGCGTTGACACTCCGCGCGACATAGGCCGACCCAAGGATCGGCGTCTTCATCAGAAGTTACCCGCGTAGATGTTATAACGCTGGCGCGTCGCCACGATGCTGTAGGGCATCGACATCACGTCGTCAGGGTTGTTGATGCGCTTCAGGTTTCGCTTGGACACCATAGCGATGCGCGACACCTGCGGCGACGGTTCGACGCCAAATTCCGGCGCCAGTTCGCAGGCCAGATTGTAGCGGAACGCGCGCAGGTAGCCCGGCGGGAAGTGCAGTTCGGTAGCCAGCGTGGCCGGCTGCGTCAGTTCTTCGACGGAAATGAAATGCCATTCCAATTCGCGCGTGGGGCGCGGGTAGATGAACATTTCCGCGTCGGGATACGTCATGTTGACGAAGATCACCTGCGGGTACGTGGACGTGACGGTCTTGACCGCGATGCCATCATACTGCTGCTGGTTGATGAATTTGATGCCGAAGCTGACGTTCGTGCTGGGGTCGCGGAAGTAGGTCGCGTCGTCAAACAGCACTGGACGATTGCCCGCAAAATCACCGCTGGGGCCGAGAGTGCGGGATAGTTCGCCTGACGGCCAGTTGAACACCTGATCCTGCGTGGAAAACACGGACAGCCGTTCAGTGTTCCAACTGTCGATCATCTGGTTCATGGCCGTCAGGGCGTCCTGCGACGTTTCCGCCGAAGGGGTTTCGCCTTCAGCCAGAACGCCAAGGAGCCGCAAGGAGCCGTTGATGATGTCGCCAGCGGTTGCCATCAGTTAGTCTTCCAGATTGGCGCGCAGGCGTCCGCGGCGCTTCGGTTCCGCCATTTCGTTGACGACCACATCGTCAGGCTCCGCCGCTGCCGGCGTGTCGGGGTTATATCGCGTCCAGCCGCTCTTTGCATCATAAATAACTTCCTGTTCGCTGGTGGCGACCTTGGCGCCGTGAACAGGATGCTTGAGATAGTAGGCAGCCATAGAACCCCCAAAAAATGGCCGGCCCGAAGGCCGGCCACATTAGTCAAAGTGCGTGCAGAACCACATAGTTCAGCACGACGGCTTCGCTCAGGCTGCCCGCGGTGATGTTGCGGACAGTGATCGTGGCGGAACCGGTGGTCAGGCTGGTGACCCATGCCGTGTACGAACCCGGCGTGGCACCGCTGTTCACGAACGACAGGATGATCGCGTCATTTGCCGAGATCAGGCTGTTGTTCAGCGTGAACGTCACCGAAGTGGTGGCGGCCAGCGCGGCGTTGTTCATGGTGATCGTGCCGGCCGACTTGTCCAGCGTTACCGCGGTGGACTTGCTGGTGGCCTGCGTCACCGAACCCTGTGCGGCGGCGGTGTAGCCGATCTGGCCATCAACGTAGACATAGTCTGCGCCGCTGATGTTCTGATCGCTGAACGCGACGCCGATGGACTTGGAATTCGCCATTGGAATTCTCCTAAAAAGGCCGCCCCGGCCGAAGCCGGGGCAAACCGATTAACCGGCGATGCGGTACAGTTTGTAGGTGCCGTCGCCGGTCTTGACCGCGCGGAACAGCACGCTCTTGGACGCAACACCAGCGCCCGAACCGACCAAGGTCCAGCCGGTGCCGACCGTGATGGTCGGAACGCCAGTGCTGGTGGCCACCAGAGCGATGTCGAACGACGAGCCAACGCGGGCGCTGCTGAACACTGCGTCCACGCCGCCGACGCCGGTCACGGCGGGGAGGGCGAGGTCGGCGGTGCTGGCCGACGTGTACACGACGAGGCCACCGGCCAGATCGTTCGTGGTCAGGGTCACGCCTGCGGTGTAGGCAGTCGGGATGGCCGAAACGACCAGAGTAACTTCGTTCAGATTGCCGTCACCAAGCTGGTAACCGCCTGCGCCATTGGGAAGAGCCATGATAATTCTCCTAAAGAAAGGTGGCCCCGGCTAGGCCGGGGCCGAATTTAGATTAACCCCAGAGACGGCAGGCCATCTGCGGACGGATCGCGCTGTAGCCATACAGCACGTCGATACGGCAGGGCATACGGTCGTTGTTGATGTCGTACTGACGGACAACGCGGAGCGAAATGCCATTGTGGACCTGACGGCTGGCCATATCGACACCCTGCGGCAGCAGAAGGTCGGCGGTTGCGAAGGTGATCGCGTCCTTGTGGTAGACGAGGTTCTGCGCATACTGCGAAGAAGCCGCACCGACGAACGTGACAGCCTTGCTGTTGCCCGGCAGAGCGTTGACGGTAGCAAGCGCGTGGTTGGCCGAGTAGATCGGTGCCACGGTGATGCTGCCGGCGCCCGAACCGTCCAGCGTAACCGCCGACAGAGCGACGAACTGGAACAGCGAACCAGTGCTTTCACGGGTCTGCGGGTTGACGGCGTAGCAGTCGGCCACGGTGAACACGTCACCAGCGTTCACGGTTGCCGCAGCGCCGGCGCCAGTGATGGCGATGGCGGTTGCGCCTTCCGACGTGATGGCAGCCGAGGTGGTGCCGCCGGTTGCGGTACGCGAACCAGTGGTGAACTGCTTGATGGACTGCGACATATTGATTTCGTCGAAGCCCAGCACGCCCGTGCCCATCATGCCGTTCTTGAACTGGCGGCTGACAGTGTCGGTCGGATTGAACAGACCCTTCATGCCTTCCACCAGACCGGCGTTGGCGGCCGGGTTGACGGTCGCATAGCGCGGCGACATCACGGCGGCGTTTTCGTTCAGCTTCTGCTGTGCCTGAAGCAGGACCAGCGAAGTTGCCGGCGTGGTGCCGGGCGTACCAACGGAGTTACCGATGGTCTTGAACGAGTTGGCAACGTCAGCGTCGATGCTGGAGGCAAGCTGCGAGATACGCGGCTTCAGCACGCGCTCTGCGAAGTCGTCCAACTGCATCGTCAGTTCGGCCGACGTGAAGTTCACGCCGATGTGCTTCTGGCTGGCGACAGTCAGGGTGGTGAACTGTTCGTTGTCATCCTGCACCTGAAGGGCAGCGCCGTCGGTGACGAGAGCGCGGTCAGGCAGGCGGATACGCAGGGTGGAACCGATCTTGGCGCCTTCAACAGCGAAGCTGTCGTCGTACTGGCGGTTCACGTTGCGGGTCAGGACAAGATTATTCTCAAGGATTTCAAGGGCCTTGCGGGTAATCATGTCGATAGTAAGAATCGAGTTAGACATGGTGGGTCATCCCAAAATTAACGATTGCGGTTTGCCTCGTACTTCTTGACCTGCCGCAGCCGTTCCGCTTCGATCCATTCCGACGTACTCATCGACTTTGTCGAACGAGGGTCGGTCGTATCATACTGCGGCGCTCCTTTGGAGCGGGCCGTGACAGGAGCAATCGGTGCCGGGGCGGTTGAAGTCTTACGGACCGGCGGATTTGAAGCCAACGCGGCTTCGATCTTTCCGATTTCCTTTGCCTGCAAGATAGGCGACAGACGGGCAATGCGTGCGGCTTCCTTGGGGTCAGACCCTAGGTGATACAGAACATCAGGGCCAATATCCGACGCCTGAATGCTCTGTGCCATCACTTCCGTAATGTTCAGGCTCTGGTTGTATGCGACCTGTTCAAAGTCATCATACTTGTCCCGCGCCTGCTCTTCACGGTCATGGTAGGCTTCCAGCATTTCAGCCTGCTGACGGGCGTTCTCACGCCGTGCCAGCAATTCCTCCGCCTTACGTTCGGCCAGAGCCTCTGCGTAAGCATCGGTGGAAGCAAAGTCTTCAGGGTACACTTCGGCCGGCGCTACGCGCGGAGCCTGTACCTCTGCCTGACGTTGCTGCTGTTCGCGCTCCCATTTGCGCTGTTCTCTTGCGAGGCGCTTGCCGACGATGGCGTCCAGTTCTTCCTGAGTGAAGGACTTCGGCGCTTCCTGTTCGACAGGCGTTTCCGGCGTTGAATTTTCTTCAGGCTGGATTGCTGCCGTGGCTTCCAGTTCTGGCGCGGAGGCATCCGCTACGTTGGGGACAGTCTCGTCCATGTTTAACCCCTATGGAGTTCCCGGTGAGCCTCGCCGGTACGGTAATCTATCAGGCGGTGATCGAAGCGACCTTGGCCTGAAAATCCTTGACGCGGGCGTCCAGCGCGGCGCGGTCGGCACCCAGCGTGGCCAGCGCGTCAGCAACCTTGGCTTCACGCGCTTCCAGCGCGGCGCTCTTGCTGACGAAAGCGGCTTCAGCGGCGGCCACGTCTTTTTCCCGGCCGGCCAGTTCGGCATCCTTGGTCTTCGACTTGGCATCGGCAGCCTTGGCGGAAGCCAGCAGCGCGGCGGCTTCTTCGCGGGTGGATGCGTTCGCGGCCTTGGCGTCGGCCAGAATGGCGTCGGCTTCAGCGCGGGCCTTGGCCAGTTCGTCCGCAGCCTTGGCCCGGTCTTCCAGCGAGGCTTCAACGGCGGTCAGGGCGCCCTGACGCTTCGCCAGTTCATCCCGCAGCGCGGCCATGCTGGCGAGGTCAATCGGAAGCTGCTTCGTGAAGTAGTCAACGTAGTTGACCGGCGTCGTGTCGTTGGCGATGTTCATGGCGGCCTCTTACGAGTAGAACGAAATGTTGAGTTTGGCGCCGGCAGTCTGCTCGATGAACCGGATTTTGGTCAGGTCGCCGTCGTATTGCAGCGTCACGCCGGCAGCCAGCGGCATACCGACGGTTGCGGTCGGCGCCGTAGCGTCGTCGCGCCAGCGGACTGCCTGACCTTCGGGGGTGATGATGGCAATCGTCGGCTTGGCATTCAGGCCGGTAGCGTCGGTAGTCGGAACCGTCATGGCGGTCGCGGAACTGAGCGACGTGATCTGCTGATAGCCAAAGCAACTGGTCACGGCTTTCAGGTTGATAGCCATCAAAATCTCCTTCGCTCGGTGAATGAGCGTATCTCAACGAATATATCTGCTTCCGCCGTCGGTGGCAAGGGCTGCGAAATGACCACGCTATAGAAGGTATTAGCGTTGACGAAGATCGCGGGAAGCAAGGTTTGCACACCGCCGACCTGAACAACCGTCGGGCTGTAAAATACGTTGGTATTGTCGTACCGCGAAGGCTGCACATTTTGAAATGCGCCAGCCTGCACAATGTTCGCGGTGTAAAAAACACTGCCGTTGTCAATGCGCAAAG